CGTGTACGGCGATCTCTTCCCAGGCGATCTTCGACTATTGCATCGATGTCCGCCTGAGTGAATTGCTTACCCTGCTGCGCAGGTGGTGTATTTCCGCCTTCATTGGCCGGAGGCGTACCGGATTCATCTGAATTTGTCATAAGAAAATTACCCCCCTCCGGTAAAGCCCGGAGTCAGCTTTTAGAATGAAATGATGATTATGATTTATTGCGGCTGTTCCATTTATCTGCCAGCCTCTTGATCTCTGCTGCCCTGGCCGCCTCGCCCTCTTTGCCCTGGAGCACATCCAGGCCGCGCCTCAGTTCTTCAGGCGCTAAAGAGATAACGTGCTTACATGACACATGAAAAAGTCCTGTGGCGCTGCTCAGAGCGGGAAACTCCTTATCCTGGCCAGACAGGGAGAAGGTCCGATCCTGGTAAGGTGCACACTTCGGGCAGCTGCCCGCGTGGTGAGATATCCGGACCAGATCATGGCCCTTTTCCTCCAGCCTGTTTATGGTGCCCTGTCTAAAGGCTCCGTTAGTGGTTTCAGTAGCCAGCACTTTAGCATAGCGCCGCATATTCCAGCTATGCCCAGCCTTATCCACAAAGCCGGTTATGCCCCTCTCTGCCAGGTCTTTCCTGATCTGCTGGGCTGCCTGCCTGGTGGTTTTGCTGCCTATGACTGCCCCTCTGGCAGCCTCCAGGGCCACATTTCGATAAATGTCATCTACCCGCCGGCCCACTACATGGACCACATCCTCCAGCCGGGAATAGGCATTATCTGCCAGGACCTCCACAGCCTGCTGGTGGACTGATCCAAAGCCAGCCCTTACATCTTTGCCTGCCAATGGGTCCTTATCCGCCCATTCTACTCCCTGCATGTAGCTGGCAGGGATGGCCTCCTGGCACCAGGCCCGGGAGCCTTTCAGCAGATCGGCTTTGATCTGCTGGACTCTCTGCAAAACAGTCTGCTGCCAGGCCAGGCTGTAATCCTTAGGAGTGCCCAGCAGGAGCCGGTTGATCTCCTGCAGGATCTCAGCTTCAGCCTCAGTATAGAGCTTGATGAGCCTCTGGGCCTGGGCATCACTGAGAGGCTGACTGCGGGCCATTATCGCCACCGTCGCCCAATCCTGGGAGAGATATCGTCGGAGCGCCTACCGAAGGCAGCTGTGTCTCGCTCTTCAGCGCCTCCATCGCATCCTTGAGCGCCTTGCCTTCCAATTTATAGAGCATCTTGAGGGCCATCTCATCCCAGATGAGGCCCATGCCCTTCAGGGCTACGACGTTGGCTACGGTCTCCTTGAAGTCCTCGGGCAAACCGTCTTGCCAGGCTATGGATACCTTTTTGACCGGAACCGCGCCGGAGTAGCCTCTTTCTTTCTCGAAATTCAGGAATGTCTGGAGTTCTGCCCTCAAGGTTGGATCGGCTACCAACTTGAGCCGGTCCACCTTCTTGAGGGGTACAAATAGCATGAGCCTCAAAGCCGTGCCGGACACTTGAGCGCCCAGCTTCGTGGGCTCAAAGCAGGCCTCACAGGTTTCAGAAAGAGCATAGAGCTGCTGGAGATCTGTCTGGAATTCCTGAAATGCTGCCGCCAGTTGGCCCTCCCAGGTCACATATCCGGGATCTGCCGCGCCTTTGACCCGCTCCAGGACCTTCTTTTTAGAGTCATAGACTACTGCCCCGGTTTCCGTCTTGGTGAATGCACCTGAGTCCTCGGGCAGGACCAGCAAAGGCTCGCTGTGGACATCCAGGATTCGCCCTACTCGAGTGAGCCTGGCCTCCATGCGCTTGATGAGGCTGTCTAAGTCGTGATAATCGTCAATGAGCTTGCCTGAAGATGTGCTGAGGTTCTCCACTACTGAGACCAATGGCTCGCTTATGCCCGTCTCAGTGACGACCTCGTTCTGTGGCCCGCCCATAATATAGCCTGTTGCCGATACCAGATATTCCCGGCTCTCTATTCTGCCAGGGTAATGGATGCGGCAGAAAAGCCGGCGCTGGGAGATATGATCTACAAACTCGGGCTCCTCCAGCCAGGCGATCATATGGGCCTGGACTCGCCCGAAGGCATCGCCTACCGGGAAATATTTTGCCGGGTGGACCACTTGCAGCTTGACCCCATTCTCATAATAGCCCTCGATTATGCCATGTCCAAACCGAGATACATCGATTGCCCTGGAATGCTGAAGAGTCCAGTACCGATTTCGGTCTATGAAGTCGTTGAGATATAGCTGCTCTGCGCTTTCCGGGTCCTCGGATACTGTGGCTCTGGGCTGCTCGCCATAGAGGAAATCCGCCCATAGAGTGGAGAGACGCTTATGCCAGTTGAGGATTATTATAAGCTTATTATATTCGGCTGTATGCGAAGAGAACAGATTTAGGAGCACCTGAAAGACTTTTGTATGCTCGCCGTCGAAGAGGGCCTCATTCTGCTCATAGGTCCTGAGCCGGCCCTCCTCGGATTTCGGTGGCCAGGGCTTGCCTATTTGCAGAATGTCATCTAAATTCGTGATCACAATAACCCCATCTGTCTCAGTTGTTTTGCCGCTTCCCGGCCAATATACCTAGAGCAGTCCGCGGCATGGTCAGGAGCGCCAGAGCCACCCTTGATAAACATGTCGATGCCTTGCTTCTGTTTTTTTTCGTCCCAGAGAAGATCATTGACGCCCCTGATAGTCTTCTCGCACCTGTAATAGATCTTCCATTTTCCGAGGCTCAGCAGAGAGGTTAAGTCCTCGATGCCAGGCATGATGGCATTATCTGCATCCCGGACATGGAATAGATGGGGGTGCTTGGACTGTTTTATTTCTCGCTGGAAGCCCGGCTCTTCAGGCGGAACAAGGATCTTGGCTGGCGCTTTTCGCTCGCCGTTCCAGTAGCAGAGTCTGGCCAGGTCCTCTATGTACTCTGGATTGGTCTTTTGCTTGCGTTCTATTACAGAATCCCAGTAGAACTCTTTGAGGCAGTACCAGATACCGCCAGAAAGACCCCAGAGCTGGGCGGCGAAGGGATTTGAGATACCATAATCCAGCCCGCAGAGATACATCGTGAAGTTCTCTGGGACTGATTCAACCACGAATCCTGCGCCGGGAGTCTCGTCGAAGAAGCTGAACACCCGGCCTTCTGCTGCGGCCCTCAGTCCAAGCACATATCTTTTATGGAGGACCGAGCCCACGGGCCACTGAGACTTGATTCTATTCTTGGCCTCTTCCGACAGGTCAGGATTGTCATCCATCACCAGGTGCAGAAAGAGGAGCTTGCCATCCTTCTGGAATGGATCCAGGGTTTCGACGTAAAGAGGATGAGTGGGGGTCTCAGGGTTGTTCAGGAACCACGCTTTGGCCCCTTCGACGGATAAGCGGGCGAGGCCCTGGTTAATGAAGCTCTGGGGCATTAATGGCGGCTCGTCAAAGAGGATTCCCGCCAGGGTTTTGCCTTGGATCAGGTCTTGTGAGGCCTCATCTTTGCCGCCGTATATCCAGAAGATGTTTTCGTGGTCTAACTCTTTCTGGTAGATGATGAGATGTGGCCCTTCCTCTCTGCCTCGCTTGAATTCGACCTCATAGGACGGCTCGACGGAGAGGACCTTTCTGAGCGGTCTCACCTGGTTCCTGATAGCCGTGCCTATTGTTTTCGAGCAAAGGGCGAATTCTTCCCGGTCGAATGTGAAGGAGGCCCAATTCACGAAGCTGAAATCAGCTATAACGGTCTTGCCGCAGCGGACTGAGCCTTCTGCCTCGAAGTATGGTAGATGCTTGAATGGGCTTGCTGGGGTCCACCAGTAGAGGATCTGCTCTTGCTTAGGACTTGGTGGCTTCCAGACAAAGGCTGGTTTATTGAGGCGGCGGGCTTTCTGCTTTTTCATATACCTCTCCCGCTCGCTTCAGGTAGCCTGCCATGAAGCCGCTATCCTTTGGCTGCCCGTCCGGCAGCCCTTCGCCCGGCTTATTGAGCAGTTCCAAGATCTTGATTGCAGGACCGATGCAGCCCCCGAACGCCCGGAGGTCCTCAGCTTTGGCGAGCCTGGCGGCGTCCATGGCCAGGTCGTAGATATCCTGGGCACAGGCCTGGAGTGCTAAGCCCGTCCGAACTTCGTCCTGCTCTCGGGCTTTTTCGCTCGCATGCTGAATCTGCTTGGGGATGTGCCCATATCGCACGTGGTTCTTGATCGCCTGTATCGGATCTTTGGCTTTGATTCTGTACTTGTCTGCGATAGTGCGATATGGTGTTTTAGATAAAATTAATTGGTCTATCTGGTCATGGTTTCGGTGAGTACAGATAGAGCACTTCTTTGCCATTCATTTAATCAATCCATTTAGTGATTAGAAGGTCTCGCCAGGCTGTTTATCAGAGTCACTCTTACGGAGGAGGCTAATCCCCACAATTAGATCCCGGCAAGGCCCGTCACATAGTGACTAGGAGGATGGGGCCAGAGCGCTTACCCTGGCCCCTATTGGTCTGATCTAGCACGCTTCTGGGTTTTGGTGATCGTGAAGGGCAGCGACGCCGCCGCCCTCTGATGGAATTTTGCCTTAACTCAACAGGTACCCGCCTCAGCTTTCCTGTGGTCCGCTTCATCGGCTCATAGCAGGCCGCAGGCTCCGGCCCATAGGGCTATCATCATGATCCGGGCCTAATCGGTCCGGTCATGGTTTAGAATTGAGGCTTTTTCACCTCTTTTCATTGTGTTCATCCTATTGGATGACTATTCATAGATGAGATGGCATGAAGCGCAATAGAGAAATCCCCTATGATCCTTGATCAGCTCGCCGCCGCATGGGCAGGCATCGAGCGTGAGCGCCTCGCCGTTCTGGGTAATTATGATAATCTCTGGATGCTCGTTTCGGGGATCGCTGTACTCTCTTGCCAGTCGGCCCTGCATCCTGATGACCTTGGGTGGCCTCCAGGACCAGACACGCCGAGTATAGCGGCGGCCATTGTAGAGCAGATGGCCGTCAGAGTCTTCTCCTAGCTGGCAACGGATGATCAGGCGGCAGTGGAGAAGGCCGCCATTATTGATTCTTTGCCAGGCGCGGTCTTTGCCGAGCGCCTTCTCTGTGGCCGGATCATAATCATCCATTCCCCTCAATTCTATTGTCTGCCTTGGGAGAATATTATCAGAATTTAGGAGGTCTATTTGGGTCGCACTAAGACACATGCTCTCCCTCCTGAGATGACTGTCTCTGTCTCGACTTTCCCGGATTCTTCCAGCCGGCGTACTGCCTTCTGGATCTTGCCAATGCTCCAGTGCCATTTCTGCATTGATTCTGCTGCGATTTTCTGGATCTGATAGAAATTGAGGCCCGGGTGGGCCTTGACCAGGGTGAGCACCTGCAGGTCGGAGAGGATCATAAGAGCAATGCCTCCAGAGATCTTTCCGGATAATATGTGCCATCATATGGACGAAAGGGGAAGTGATCACCATATGGATGATGCACTACTCCTGTGATCAGGAAAGATTCGCCTAAATGGCGATTATCTCCTAGAACGCTTGGCCCAACGACCTTGACGCGAACCCCGATAGATATATCGCTCACAGATCTGCCCCCTGGGAGATCAGCCTGACCCGAACGGATTTCTCTGAGTAATACAGGCCCTCGCTGTAGAGCTCGTCGGAGATCTCCTCAGGCGTCTTGCCGGCCATGTGGAGAGCCCACATCTTGGCGTCCAACTCGGCTCGGGAGATTGCCTGAGATGTAGGGCGCTCCTGGATTATGGCGGACTGGGTGGGGGGATCATCCGGGCCCGCCTGCTCGCCTGGCGTGGGATCGACTGCGGGCTCTGCGGGCTTTTCTTTGGTGGCCAACTGCAAGACTTCTGGCGGCGTGGTGTAGGTGCCCGCCTGGATCGCCTCGCCGCTCAGTGCTGCATAGCCCTCCTGCTGCATGATGGCTGCCGCCTTCCGCTCCATCGCGTCCTTGTACCTTCCCCGGCAGGCGTCCGGGGATATCGACACCCCAAACTCCTGGCAGATGGCTGCTGCGATCTTGGGCCAGCTTTTGCCGTGCTCTGCATAGAGATCTACGATCCGGCTGTTGATCGGCCCGCTTATGGCCGGGTCGGATATCCTCTTGCGTGCTTGCCGCATGGTCTTGCCCTGGAGCAGATCATCTATGGCCCGGATGTGGCCCATGATCTCGGGCAGGATCGTCACACTCTCCAGAGGGATGCTGGGGCCAAATATAGCCTCAAGGATCTTTGTTTCACTTGCCAAGTCCCTCAACCCCCTGCAAGCTCTCCTTTTCCGTCAGCAGTGCCTTTTCTTCTCTGATCAGGATATTGATTACTGCCCGGATGCCCCGAACTAGATCTCCTATCTGATCGATCCGGCGCTGGGCATGGTATCGATCGCCCAGGGCCCGCCGTTCGGCCAGCTCCTCAGCAGGGACACCGGTCCGTCTCTCTGCGGTCATTGCTCGCCGCCCTTAAGCTGATCGAGTACGCCGGGATCTTTTTGGACTGCCTCACAGGCCCGGTCAAACTGGCTGAATGTGGTCTCTGTGGTTTTGCCATCCGGGCCGGATATCTTGGCGTCGTCAAATTCACTCAGAGGGTGGTGCTTACTGCCTTCCAGGATCGAGCCAGCGGCCTGGTCAGATCCCATTTGTACTGCCTTCAGGGCCTCCTTTGTATACTCCTTCATGCCCCTCAGGCATCGCCCTAGGATGGCATATTTCTTGGCGGCCTCTTCCGGGCTGTCGTCTACTTCAGGCATGTTCTTTAGAGCAGTTATCAGATTCCGCTCTACCTCGGGGATGCATAGCTCGAGGCAGTATATTGGGTCCATATCGTCTGCGATTGTCATCTTCTTATCCTCACTTTGTTAGCCTGTCAAGCTGCATAAATCGGTGCATTCACCGTTCACCGCTTGACCTGATTTCTGACGTGCTGGATTCTTGCTATTATATACATCATGACACATCATATTTATATACCTCAAAGTAGTTTATATATTTTTAGACATACATTCTTTTGTTTCTGTGCTATTTCGCCGCTTTCCTACATCGTTTTTACCCTCCATCGGTGAACGGTGAATTCACCAATATCTAGTCTATTTATAATTCTTAAGACAAATTAACTTTGTATTCTTCTTCTTCGGATGCCATATGATATCAAAACGTAAATCGGCAGCTATGAGGCCATGCAGCTTCTTGATGGTGGACTTCTCCACCTTGCAGACTGCCGCCGCTTCTCTGTAGGATATGCCCCGTGTCCCTGCCTTTTGCCGTCTGAGCAGCTCCTCCCATATGGCTTGCAGATGGGCCAGATTTGTGGCCGTATCCCTGGGCTTGTTATGATCCTCCAGGGAAGTGCACCTAACAGATAGTGTCTTGAGGCTATATCGAGCCAGCTCATGGACTTCATGGATCTTCTCTCCTGCTTCTTTGATGTCTTTTTTCAGATCATCGAGGCCCATTGTAGCCCGCTCCAGGGCCGTGAGCCTGTCATCCAGCTTGCTCAGTGCTGCGATGATCGCCGCCTTCTCCTGGCCGCTCATCTTGCCCCCGGCCTGCTGCTGAGGCTGGCCGTCTAGCAGAGCCTCCAGCCGCTCCAGAGCAGCCGCCTGAGTCTTGATAAAGGCCTCAAGCTGCTCCTCACGGCTTGGCGAGGCGGGCAGGTCGGATGCTGGCATGAAGTCGGAGGCGGCGCACATCACTCAGAGCGCCCCCCATCGATCCAGCCTGGCAAGGTCTATGATCCGGTCTACTTCGGGCAACTCCATGCCTTTCCAGATGATTGCCCTGGCCTCCTTGGCGCTGTGGGCTGCCACCGCCAGGCCGCAATCGTCATCAAGCACCCGGACAAAATAGAGACGGAGACGGGGCTTCATTCAGCCCTCCATTTCTTTGGCCCATCTCCATAATTTGGGGCGAGAGGGGGCCACAGATCCAGGGGCTCAGCAGGCCACCAGTGCTTGCAGGATCGCTCGGGCTTTGGCGGGCCATGATAATCCGCTGCCCGGCAGTAGACCACGCCGGCCTCGATGTGGTGAGGCTGAGCGTGGCAATTCAGGCAGGAGCCCCAGGGGAAAGGCTGCCAGGCACCAGGGAAGGAGGTAAGGATGGCCTGCATTAGATCATGCCTTCCGGGAATTGCTGCAGAAGTGTGTGGATGCCTATGCATTCCCTCAGATTTTCCTTCATGAAGAGGGGAATGCCGGAGTAAAGGATTTGGACTAACAGGCGATCTATCCATGCGAAAGGCGGGAGATCCCCCGTACATTGAGGTGAGGATCGGCCCTGCGCGCCAGTCAATGCCCCTACGATGCACCAGTCAATCCCACCTATACCATCCGGGCCGAATTCGATAGGCCCTAGGAGGGGCTCGAAAGATACAAAGCGCCTTGTTTTTGATGGAATCGCCTCCTTCAAAGCAGATATTCTCCAGAGATCTTCCTGAGAGCATACCGACACACCAAGCCACAGGTTCTCAGGGATTTGAGCCGTGCATTTCTGCAGTATCCTTTTGATATTCTCAGGCCGCTTTGTGAGCACGAGGAAATGGTGGGCCTGCTTCTGCTCGACAGCAATAAAGACCTCCTGTAGCCAGTCAATAAGTACGGTCCCGCAGAACCAGTCGCTCATGGAGTCCAGGAATATCCTCTTGCCGCCACCCCGGAGCTTTGTGATCTTCTCAAAAGCCTTCTGATGCCAGCAGGGCGCGAAATGATGGGGAATTGGCGGGTAGCCCGTCCGGCCTGGATGCCTGGCCTCGATACCAGAGAGACGCCGGGCAAAACTCTCTGCATAGCACTTATACCTCCCTTGGCAAAGGCCAAATATGTCACAGTTGGAGCACCCTGTGATGGGATTAATGGTGAGATCGCACCAGCCGATGGGATTTGGCATCTTAATACAGCTCCTCATCCAGGCCCATGTCTGGGATTTCTGAGACCTTCGTGCTGCTCACAAGAGCTATCGAGAACCGGCCCCTAAACTCATTTGTCACCACGTTCTCCAAGCGGTAGCTCTTGCCTACCTTCAGCTTAGGGACGCCAGCCCGGGCGGCTTTGGCCCACAGGACGGCCTCGATTGCCGTGGTGGGGTCTGCGATCCAGAGCTTCTGTGCTATCGATTCCGCCGGTGATGGTATCTCATTGATGACCTGACAATCCAGATTGATCCAGCAGTCCGGCTCATCGATGTCTGAGAGCTTGACAGTAGGATTCTCTCGGGCCATTCAGCCCACCACCCGGACATTGAAGAGCCCTATATCCTGGCTGCCGTCCTCATGCCAGTAGGGCTCAAGAGTAGCCAGGATCTCGATAGGCTGGCCATGCCGGTATGTAGGCCCATGCCAGTTTCCGTCTCGGATCCAGACATGATCCAGCATCGCGCCGGATGGCGTCTCTACATCATTGAGGGCCACATGGCCCTTTGCGGTCCGGCCACCATAGAGCGCTCGGAACTGAGCAGCCCGGATGCCTGCCCGGTACATGGCGGCGAGAGCGGGCCTCATGGTGCCGCCCCCTGCCGGATGGCTTTAGCCACGCACTCCAGGGCATCGGCTAGGGATCGGGCCTCATGAGGAGCATACTCCAATGTGATCCGCCTGATGGGCTCCGGCTCAATCCCGGCGAGCATGTCATCTATGCGATTGATATGGCAGACAGCAGCGACCCAGTCCGTCCCCCGGAGATAAGGCAGATTGCAGCACAAGCGACGGCGCTCCGCCCTTAAACGATTTCTCATAAATTAAGTCCTCCTATATCTTCATTAATTATACTCTTTTGCGTGCGGCGCGAAAGTGATTACTTAGACCTAGTTTCCTTTTTGCATTTTTCGCAGCAGTAGACTTTGACCTGCTGCCCCTCAAAGTCCTCTGTCCGGTCGAACCATGCTGGCCCGCCGCAGTGCTTGCAAGCTATGGCAGGAACCTGGGCCTTGTCGGTGCGCTCGTCTGCCTCCGGGTCCTCGCCGGTGCTGATATTGAGCGCCAGGAGCAGAGCGTATTTTCTGGCCTGAGTCTGTGCTTTCGACAGGGCCTTATCTCCTCCGTCGTACCCCTGGCCGATACCCTCAGTTTCCATCATGGCCCCGGTCTCCGAGTCTATGATTGTGATCCTTGCCCGGACTGTGACCAGCTCCCACATGCCACCCGTGTTTGTGGTCCGGGGCTGGCGATCCAGGATATCCAGGGAGCAGACGGTGGCCAGCTTGGCGGCCACAAAGGCCGGGTTAGCCTTCTCCAGGATGGCATCTGAGCTGGCATATTTGTAGCGCTGCTGCTCATTCTTCTTGTCCTTGGGGACCACCGCGCAGGCTTTCATGACTGCGCAGAGCTTGGCGGCGAGTTTGGCCCGGTCCTGAGCGGACTGGCTGCATTGGCATGGCTGGCGCAGAGGAGCCTCGCCAGGATGATCGTGGGGGATGAATGGGCCAAATGCATCCGCCAATCCCTTATCGGTGCGCTCTAGAAGCTGTTGAGCGGCCATCCTCAGTCCCTCTCAGGCCGCATATCCACAGCCTCATAGCTATAGCTGATCGTCTTGTCGCAGAGGCCATCCAGTGCATCCCGGCCTATCGCCGCTTCTGCCTGCTGAAGTGGGACCTTGGCTATGCGATTGAAGACCTCAGGAAAAGTCATAATGAAGTCATCCCGCCTGATGGTCCGCTGGACTCTCGGTGAGCGGATCAGTTTGACATTGCCTTCTCGGTAGCTTTCGCCATTGCGCTTGATGGTCTTGAGGAATCGGTCCTCGGAGAACTCGGCCACCCGGAGCACATCGAGCAGAGTCTTGTCATAGCTCGCCTGCCACTCCTTCAGCTCTGCTTTGAGTGCCTTGATCCGCTCCTGGGCTATCAGGAGATCCTGCATCGCAGATGGATGGGCAATCTGGATTTCTGAGGAGGCGATCATCAATCCACCCCCAACGCACCTTTTCCTTTCGCAATTCTCTTTTGCTCCCCGGAAAGATTTGCCCTGGAGAGATTTGCCCCGGAGAGATATGCCCTGGAGAGATCTGCCCCGGAGAGATATGCCCCGGAGAGATTTGCCCCGGAGAGATTTGCCCTGGAGAGATATGCCTCGGAGAGATTTGCCCTGAAGAGATTTGCCCTGGAGAGATTTGCCCCGGAGAGATTTGCCCCGGAGAGATATGCCTCGGAGAGATATGCCTCGGAGAGATTTGCCCTGGAGAGATATGCCCAGGAGAGATTTGCCCTGGAGAGATTTGCCCTGGAGAGATTTGCCTCGGAGAGATATGCCTCGGAGAGATATGCCTCGGAGAGATTTGCCCCGGAGAGATTTGCCCCGGAGAGATATGCCCAGGAGAGATTTGCCCTGGAGAGATTTGCCCCCTGCATTGTTTTCAGATCGTGCCCCATTGGATGATCGCGCAGCCAAGAACATACTGCCGCGAATATCTCCGGCTTTAGCAAGGCGACCCCAAATTTCATTTCTGCTATTCCCAGCTCTTGGGCCTGATTCCTGCAAGCTTCATCCGGAGCATCCAGCCGAATCTCATTCGGGAAGATTAATTCGACCTTAAAGCTACGATTATGCAGCTCTACCGGAACCGATTCGGATAGCAGTGAGTCATGGCTGCTGTTGCCAGGGCGGCCATAGAATTGTATGGGGCTGCCGTCTACAGGTACGACACCTACAATAGCGATGCCTATGCACATAGGCCTGCCTCCCTCAGTGCGCTCTCGGCTTGCATCTCGGCAGCAGCCTGGGAAATCCCATCCCGCCGCATAAAAGAGGATGCCATGAAGCCGATTGCATAATTCTTGATGCTATCTACTCCTGCAGCTTCCATAATCTCATCCACCAGGCCATCCAGGCTCATCTCTTCAGGGCGGGATAGTGCATCACGCACTATTTCCCGCACCTTGTCTCTTGGGTTTCCCGTCTTGGTAGGCATATGCTATAGTAGGCTTTCGACCTATTTATACTTTTCACATTCATGCAGTTTAATGCGGCATAACGTAATAAACTATATATACACTGACTGCATTATAAAGTAATATGCGCGAAGAGTTGGCCTTAGTTGAGGTCGATAAAAGGGGACGGGTGCAAATACCCCTGCCGATGCGGAAAGCATTGAGTATAGAGCCAGGCGATATAATTAGGATAAAAGTGAGTCTAGCAAAAGATGTGAAAGATGGAAAGAGCGCAAACCCTAGCCAGGCCTTCACTCTCGATTCCATCCCAGCCACAGCTTAAGGACACCTAGGAGTAAAACAAGATGTCAACAATAGAAGAGGCGGCCATGCCTATAAGCATTGCGGATATCCAGGCCCATCCGGCTGAAGCTATGGCCGCGCTAATAGAGACTGTCCGACGGCAAGATGGAATTATCCAGGAACTTGCCGCGAGGCTGGATCAGGGGACAGAGAAGCGGAAAGCGGCGGATAATCTGCTGCCCGCTGAGAGGCGGTGGGAGAATGTGAGCGTGGCCCTGGCCATCCAGCAGGCTGCAGGGCGATGCACTCGGGGTCCGGGGGACTTCTCCGAAACCTGGATACTCGATGCCAGTTTTGAA